ACAGCCAAATTTAATAAATCTATATAAACACCATGAGCCTTTCCGTAATAACCTAAAGGATCTCTCAAACAATGTAGTAAATATGACGCATAAGCGATAGATATTCTGCTACAATGGTCTTTCCCGCTACCCTTACCGAGCATACAAATGACTTCATTATCAGTATAATTATTATAATATTCAGTTCCTTTTTCTTCACCCATTAATTTTATTAAAGTAGGCTTCCGAAAGATTTGAGTACTATGTCTAACAATTTCAGTTTGAATTTCAGAAAGGTCTGGCAGCCCAAGATATTTTTTATCTTTAACAAAAACTTCAATAGAAACTGGTTCTTCAACAAGTTCATCTTGTTTCAAAAGTCTATCAAAATCTTCAAACTCAAGATTAACGCCAAGATAATCAGACATTATAATAATTCCAGATTGTTACCAATAGGCAAAAATAGTGGTCTCAAATTCTGGTTAGCGCCAGTAATGGGGGAAAGTAGTGGTCTCAAATTCTGGCCATTGGATGTAATGGGGGAAAAGAGTGGTCTCAAATTCTGAGCTTTTATTTTAATGACGAAAACACCCTGTCTCAAATTATGAGGCATTTTCTTCCTCCGCATCTATAACAACAGTTTCTTTACCCATAATCTGAAAAGCAATTTCCAGCTCTTTTCTTACTTCTTCAGCAATTGACGGATGCTTGGATATAACATCACGCAAAATTTTTGAAAGTATTTGGTTGACATTTTCGGCTTTTTGCATTCGCTGAATGTATTCAGTATCGGCCTGATTGCCACCACCCATAAGCTTATGCAATTGAGCTTTCTTGGTTGCAATTTCGCCGGCTAATTTAATCGCCTGTATTCTTGCAGCAACCATCCCGTGATCGGTTGCAATGTTTATTGTCTCCCAAGCTTCTTTGCTTAGTTCATCAAACTCCTGAAGCGCTTTAAGTGTGTTGAACTGTACTCTTTCAAGAAAGTATGGATCTTCTTCTGCACTTCTGTTTAAAAATAATTTATATTCCTCAATATATTCCTTAACTTCACCAGGACTTAAAGTCATCAATGTTGCTATTTCGCTTTTTGAATAACCTTTTACATAAAGTAGCCCAACTTCTTCTATGTCCTTAATTTTTTCTACAAATGTTTTTGTTTTAGTAATTTCAGAATTTGTCATAAATACCGATCCTATTCTTCGTTTTCATATTGCCTAAACGCAATTTCTCCGCCGGCTTCTGACGCTTCTTTCGTTAAATTTTCTAATGTCATGCCGTGTTCCTTGACATAATGAACTCTGTAATTAAACCAACCCTGAACGGCCTTCCACATTTTGTCATCAGTTGTTTCCTGAAGCTTCATCATTTCATCAACAGTAAGCAGAAAGCTTAAAACACCTAGCGGCATATACACAACAGTGTCAAATGTTTTATCTTTATTTTTAGCAAACTTTTTTAATAAATTTTGAAATTGGATTACCAAATCTTTGATAGGTTGCCCAGTGTAAAAATCAATATTGCCATAAGCGTTTCTTTCCCGAGGACAATACTCATCAACACCAGTAATTGTGCCAAAAGAACGACATACCAGAGGTCTGTAGCCATATATAGTGCAGCCACCTTTATAAAAGGCACAGTGTCGTTTTGTTTCCCCACCCCATGTCCAATCAGGATCGTTGAGAGCCTCTATGAGCGATTCTTTAACCGAATTAAACCATTTGTTGGCTTCATTTTCGCTTTTATTTTCAAGAATCAAATAATATTCTTTGTTTAAATTATAAGCAATATTTGCACATTCCATCATCGGCAAAATTAAACCTATAGTGCAGCATTTGCCGGACCCTAAACATTTGAATTTAGTTTGGTTTTGCTTTGCTTCCAGAACCCTAACCTGGTTATAAACCATATCAAGTTCAGTAAATAAATGTATGTCACTAAGCGATACCGATTTTCTCATTTCTTCCCCATACTTTTCTTTCTAGCCATGTTCATCCTTCTCTGCTCTCTTCTTCTAGCTTCAACTAATTTTTGCATTGGCGATTCAGGTTTTCTAGATGCAGCTCCTTTGTTAAGATTGCGACCTTTACCTCTAAATTTTAGCAAATCATATTTCTTACACCAGTTATAAAGAGCTTGCGGGGTGATCGTAATATTATATGTTTGGCTTAAAAGTTTAACAATATCTGTTAAATTCATACGCTTTTTTACATAATGCTCGTAAAGCCAAGTTTTATCTTTATAAGGGTCTAAAGTCATTTTTTACCTACCATTAAATAATACCATAGTGCAATACCGATTGCGTCTACTATGTCGTCATCATTAATATTATCAACTAAAAAATATTTTGAAACTATTTTGTTTACGCGATCTTTTCTTTCTTTTTTCTTTTTTGATTCAAAAGAACCTTTGCTTTTGTCATTCTTTAATCTCTCTTTATCATGCTTAGAAAGATTAGTGTACCCAATGCCCCTTTTCCAAAGCATAGGGTTGATATCCATAACTTTATGGCAGTGTCTGGACAACACGCCCCATGTGTAGCCTATTATATAAGATATAATCCTGCTTGTTTGAAAATTCTGTATATACACTGATTGCTCAATTACAGCGACAGATGGCTTATATTTAGAGCAAACATCCGTCAACCCGGAGAATATCTGATCAAATTTAATAGAAATATCAAGAGTTTTGGTTAGTGATATCTTGCCATACGCAATTAATTCAGGTTTGCTGATATCAATTACCGCCCAGCCCAAAGAATGAGATGATGGATCTATTGCAATTATCCTTTGCGGATTTTGCGATAAAGAAATATTTTTCAAACTCATTGGTTAAGCTCTTCATTAAGTTTGTCTTCATCCCAGCCCCAACCGGCCAATCGTTTAACAAATCTTTTTTGTTTATGAAGTTCACAAATATTTTCTTTATTATAAGAAGATAAAATTGTAGTGCAATTTTTTATTGAACAAATTCGTTTTTTATTCTTACTTTTCTTTTTATCATGGTAAGCAGCCAATAATCTATCATTAGTTACTAAACGCCGACATTCTGAAGAGCAATATACACTATTATAAACTTTTGCAACAAATTTCTTAGAACATTTCGTATTCTTGCAAATTCTCTTTTCCGTTGTCATTTTCACCAGACCAGCAAAGAGAGCGCACATTACAGGATTGACAATGCTTAGATGTTATCTTGTAAGGTCTCTCGGGGATAATTTGTTGGACAAAACTGCCATAAATTTCCCTATATTTCTTAAATAACTTATCTATAAAAACTTGATCTTTTTCAATATATATTGGCAATAACTCTTGATTGTTTTTATTTTCATAAATAACAAAACCGCTATCAAGATTTAAACATTCCATATAAATTTGAGCTTGCCTATAGTGCTCATCTTTTGGTTTTTTATAAATCTGTCTATAGTGAAAACCTTCTGAACTAATAGATTTTAATTCAATTAATTTTTCACCATACCAATTAATTATACCATCGGCAGTTCCCTCAATGGGTGGGGAGGAATAATTTACAGGTATTTCCTCATTAACCAATATACCCATTTCTCTAAAATATTTATAAAGCCTATCATGCACAGCATGACCGTTATCAAAAATTCTGTATGTTTGAGGTCTAAAATCAACATCAGTATTAACACCTTCAAACATATAATACCAATATCTCTTACATTGGTTTGTATAGCTTGGGTGAAAGCCGTTTACTTTTTTAAAAGACACTTCGTTTCTTTTAGAAAGATGATCATCAACTGCCTGGACCAAGGATATTTCTAGATCGCTCCCGGAAATATTGCTTTCTGGCTCAATCTTTTCAACAACTTTTTCTTTCTTTTCTCTTAACGCTTTTAATGATTTCATTGACTATAACCGCCCTTTCCAGCGAGTTTTAATGCATTTATATTCTCTGCCAATGCTTCATACATGGTTTTCCATATATCATTAACAAACTTGTCTTGATCGCCCATAACGGCTGATTTTCTTTTAAAAATTTGCGATTTTACAATCATCAATGTTCTGTACGCAGCTAATGTGTTTGCAGCCTTAATTGCCTGCATACCCAGATATTGGTCCGGGTTATTGATTATGTCTTCTACAATCCGTAAGCATTCTAAGAATTCTTCTGCTTTATCACCCATCATGGATGTGATTATCTCTTTATTTACTATAATATCTGCCATTACAAATCCTTTCTTAAATCTTCTGTCTTAACAACTGCTTGCTTAATACAAGGTTTTTGAATTCCAATAAGATATTTATAAACATAAATACCAAAATAATATCCATCATCCCAGTTATAACTAACACCAAAAGCTCTCCAATGAGATAGTTTATCACAAAAAAACTGATATTTACCTTTAAACATTTTTAATTATTTCTCCAACCCATTTAGCAACTGGAGATGCAACTGCATTCCCGCACATTTTATATCTATTTGTGTCGGCAATAATTTTTCCTTCATCATCATATTTTGTATGATCATCAGGAAACCCCATAAGTCTTTCGCATTCCAATGGAGTTAGTTTTCTAAGCACCAACTCTGGAGTCATAACTCCATGCTGAGAAATCGTGTCAAGAGTATAAGATGGGTCATTTTCATTGCCAAACCCCTTCCCCTGTGGACCCGAAGTGTCTGAACGACCAATAATTGTTCCTTGTATCGGGATTGCGATATGATCTGCCGAATCTATCCCTAATCGCAATGTTCTATATATATTTTCAGAAATTGCATTATTATATCCATCATAAGCGAGAACTGGCTGTTCTAATCCAACCAACGGAACCTGACCACCGCCAGTCCCCATTCTGTGCTTTAATGTTGGAACAATTTGATCTTCATAAATGCGAATATCATCAACTCTTGTGCCATCAACAATAATTGGATTATTATAAGCAATATGTGGAAAATTATCACCATTGTGATGCTCTGCTCTTAATGTCGGAACAATATCTTCGGAAACACCTGAGCCTTGGCGAACCATTGTGCCAGGCTGAAATACTGTTACTCTTCTTTCACCATTGATGCTAGGTTCACTAAAGCCTGTCTCAGTCTTTCCGGCAGCCTGTTTCCTTTTCTTTCTGCTCTGTTTAATATCCCCTTTGCTGTCTTTGGGGACAGATAATATTTGCTCGGAACATCTTGCAACGGTTCCAGGATCGTAGCAAGCAAGCACGAAGACACGCCTTCTGCGCTGGGCGACTCCGAACCATTGTGCATCCAAGATGTGCCATTCAATCGCCAATGCCCCGATGTTTGCCATTTCGTCAATGACCCTTGCGAAGTCGTTTCCTTTATTGCTACTGAGGGCACCTGGGACATTTTCCCAGATTGTCCATTTTGGAAATTCATTTCTAGTTGCATCTCTCATCTCCTTGATAACTCTAATTGCTTCGTGAAATAACCCTGATCTTGAACCTTCTAAACCTCCGCCTTTGCCTGCTACTGATAAATCTTGACATGGGCTGCCAAAAACAATACAGTCAACTGGAGTTAGTTTAGAACCATCAACATCTCTAATATCAAAATACTTAGGAACAGTCGGCCAATGCTTTCGCAATACGGATTGACAATGTTTATCCCATTCTACTTGCCATTCGCAATTCCAACCGGCACTCTCCATGCCTAAATCAAAACCGCCAACACCCGCAAAAAGTGAACCAAATGTATTATTCATACTCCGTGCCTTCCACTAGCTCTCTAAATACTTCCCAGTCAATGATAGCAACCTTGGATTCTGAATTGCTACCTAAAACTACAGAAATACATGGGTATTTGTAATTTGAATTCCAAGCGTCTTTACGCATCTTTTTCCAATTTATGAGGTTTAGAGTAAAGCTTTTCTCGTTATGCTTGTAATCAACTAAGAATTTATTTAAAGAAGCATCGCCTTTCTTAAGACCACGCCCAGAGTTTTTGACTGGCTTGGCTTTATCTTTTTTGATTTCTTCCTTTTCGGTTCTTTTCACCTATCCCCGAATCGCTTTCTCCAGCTCCGTTATTTCTTTTGCTGATAGTTCAATGCTTGATAAACCATTCCACTTACTTTCTTTATAAGTATACCAAGCGCCTTTGCGTTTAATGATATCCATCTCAATAGCAATATCAATCAATTCTCTTTTTGTATCAATCTGACCGAGTTGAGGAAGAACATAATAATAACCTGTGCTGCCAATAGTAGGGCATTGTTTTGTTTTTTCAACAGTCCATGTTGCTTTTTGGCTTGTGATCATATTATTCTCTTCTCTTTCCATCTCGCCTTTAGACATAGACAAGAAAAGTTTAATAATATTAGACATGTTGTGGTGAACTGTGTTGCCCATCTTAGCTTTAGTAATTGCATACATACCACTTAGATCAACTGTTTGGTGAGCGACAAACAACATAATGTTACGCTCTTTATGAAGATAGTTCACTAGCTTCTGCAAGAAATAGCCTTGAGAGCGAGCAGACAAACCCATCGCCTTACCGCTTTCCGGTTTATCATAAAATTCTTCTTTAACAATATTGGATAGTGAATCAAACAAAAAAATGTGCTTCTCTTTATCGTCACTAAGATATGTAATAATATTTTTCATAATGTCTTCAACAACTGTTGATTGAACAATTACTACATCGTCAATATTGATACCGCATTTTTTTGCGTATTCATCATTGTATGATGATTCTGAATCCACAATAACTGGCCGGTACCCCATCTTTTGAGCCTCCGCAATAATTCTGAAGCACATTGTTGTTTTACCAACAGACGGTGTTCCCCAGAACAAATGAGTTGCCCCAGAATTCAACCCGCCATTTAAAGCCCTGTTCAAGCCAACACTTGGGGTTGGAATAACTTCGTGAACAGGCATTACTTCGCCTTTTCTTTTATCTACAATTAACATTTATTCTCCTATTCGTTTAGAACTATGATAACATATCCGTGAAGCATAATTAGCTAAACAGATTATAAACTTGCTAACCATTTTTGAACTTTTTCTGCATCGTGTCTAAAATCAACAGCCTTAACAAAAGATTCTCTTGCTGACAAGGACATCATTTGTAATTTACTTTTATCCAAAATTATTTCTTTTATTTTAGCAGCTGCTTCATTTACACTCATTGTATCTAAATCAATACAATTATTAGGATTAAATAACTCCTCGCCAAGACTATTTTTATAATAAGAGCTACGAATTATTGTTGGTTTACCGCAAGCATATGCATTATATAAAATATGACCGTAACCATCTCCACCATGTTTAACATGAAAAATAAAATCATTTTCTTGCATTGACTTAGCCAATGCTTCTGGACCAGCAAAATTACCATCACGACATTGCCCACCATAACTTGATAGTTGAATGTTATCATCTTGCAGTATTTTTTCTAAATTAATAAAATCATCCCAGCCTTTGTTAGCCTGGAGAACATTAATATAACTGCTTATTTTATTAAAACCAAAATTATCAATTGGTTTAAAAATATTGATATCAAATTCTTGATGGTAATAAACAATATTAAGATCTTGCCAATCTTGATTCTTGATTGAAGCTAAAACATTACTACCGTCTTCTGGTTTAGTCCAATTATTGCCAATATGTATAATTAATTTTGCCTTTGGTTGATATTTATCAATTAATTTTTTATAAATCTCAACATGTTGAGGTATAGAAGCAATAATAAAATCAAATTTTTTTTCTTTAAAAACATCTAAAGTAATAGCTTTATGAGTTGAACCATACCCCGG